CAAAGATGCTCTGCGTGGTGTTGATTTCCGTTCTGATCTAGCAGCAGAAATGGCTTTCGATCGTATCGTAAACCAGCTGACCCAAGATCAAAATGGAGTTTGGCAGCACAAGTCAGGCGTTTCCGTTAGAGAATTTGTTGATCACTTCACCAAAGATGAAGATAACTCATTTTTATTAAAGGCTAAAGTAAATAGCGGTTTTGGTGCCACTACCGGTAACTCTACTGCAGATACAACGTCTTCTAAACCACTCACTGAAATGTCGACCGAAGAAATGCTAGCTCACTTTGCTAAGCAAGCTCCGGAAGGCGGTGGTTATAATTTTTAATGCTATACATTTAATGAGGAATTAAAATGGCTGCTTCAAATACTACTATGGGTAACTTTACATTTGCCCTTCAGGCTGCTTTGGGTGCTTACTCTGACGAGACTTATACCAACGCAAAGAAATTGTCTGGTACCGGCATTGTCGGTGGTTCAGCTCAAATTGATCCATCTACTGAAACCTATATTGGTCAGGCTCGTTTCTTCAAGCCTTACTCTTCTCAAACTGTTAACGTTGCTTCACTTTCTTCAGCTACTGATGGCTCAAAGCAATCATACACCAGTGATTACTTGACTTACGTTAAGACTGTTCGTACACACGGTGCGCAAGAAATTAACATGCAGCGTGTTGTATCACAGCAAGACGGTCTAGCAAAGATCGCTCGTGACTTCGGTGAAGTACGCGCTCAAGACGAGCATGACGCTATCCTTTCTGTATTGAAAGGTGTTGCTGGCGCAGAAAGCAAAATTGCTTCTGACAACGGTACTGGCGGTATTGCTGACTTTGGTCAAGATTACTCTGCTACTACTACTGGTTTCTACGTTGACATCAACGCTGCAGGTGCTTATGGTACAGCTGCAGACAGCGAAACTAACGCTCGCGATTTGATCATTGGCGGTTCTACCTCTACTGGTTATGGTGCTGTTCTTGGTGAAAACTTGTTCAAAGCTGTTTCTCTTGGCTTTGCTGATTACGAGCCAGATTACCTATACATGGTTACTTCTCCAGAGATTCTTACTAAGTTGCGTGTTGCTAACTTGGTTGACCAAACCACTGTTACCGAAGGTAACTTGGAATTCTCTACCATCTTCGGTGGTAAGTTCCGTTTGATCGTAACTCGTGCAGACCAAGGTAACCGTGCTGCTGACTCTGATGTTAATGCATTGTCAACTAAGACTACCTTCTTGTGTAAGCCAGGTGCTATCGAAATGGCTCAGCTTAATGTTCCAATGCCTGTTGAATTGTATCGCGATGCGAACAAGTACAACGGTGGTGGTACTACTGATATTTGGTATCGTTGGGGTTATGTAGCTCATCCAATGGGTTACTCAGTAGCTTCAGGTGCACAGAATGCGTTTGCTTCAAATGCTACTCTTGCAACTAATACTACTTTCGAGCGTAAGTTCGACATGTTGAACCTCGGTATTCTTCCAGTATTCCACTCGTAATCCTTGTAGGAGTATCCTATGTCTTTAGTACTCGGCGTAAATTCATACGTGACTCTCGATGAGGCCGAATCTTATTTTGAGAATCGACTCGACGTTGCTGCCTGGTCTACGGCTACTGACGATTCTAAAGAACAAGCTTTAGTAACCGCCACAGCATACTTAGATCAGCTAAGTTTCGCCGGATACACTACTGAGGACACTCAGAATCTCGCATGGCCACGTGAGGGAGGTGTTTATCTCCCTTCACGAGGTCGAGATCTAGTTTTTAGCTCTACTTATGAATGGGCAGATGTTTCTGCCAATGATGACTTTGATTCAGATTTTAAAGCATTGCCTTATGAGATTCAACTTGTAAAGCGTGCAACATATGAGCAAGCTTATCATTTAATTAATAACGATGGTTTATTTGACTACACTGGTACTACACCAGATACAATTAAAGTAGGCTCTATTACCCTTGATGGTTTAGGAAGTAAAGGCTCGGCGCCAGAACGTCCACAAATTGTAAATAAAATTTTACGTCCATTAAGAGATAGCGGAGCTAGCAATAATTGGTTTAGGAGTAACTAATGGCTTTAAATCGCACCATATCCAAAGGTGTTGATACCGCGTTTACAGCGTTAAACGATTTAGCCGTAGATGTTACTTTTGATTTAGTAGAATCTACCAGTTATAACTTTGCAACAGGTGCAGCGGATGTTACTTCTAGCGGATCCATTACAGTAAAAGGCATCTTATTACAAGATGAAAAAGAAGTTACTGATGGTAGCGGAATTAGCACTAAGCTGCTCGTTAAGAAAAGCGACATTGAAGGTAATATAAATACTTATTCTTATTTCACTATTGGTAGTGATACTTACGGAC